GCCTTTCAAATAATCCTGATAATCACTATAACTAGCGGCAGGGTCAACATATTTCAAATAACATAACCAGGTAAATTTACCTTTTGTCGTATAACAGAGGCTTGGGATCTCATCCCCATTGGGAGCAGGGGGGCCGATAATGGAAGCCCCCACTGCATCCTGAAAAAGTTTGGCTAATACAAGTATCGCTCCAATATTCATTTTTTCACGTACTTGTCGTAAAAGTCAAGAGTTTCCCCTTTCCATAATATCCCCCCACCTGGAAATGTAAGTTCAGCAATTGCTTCGTTTAAATCTAATATGAACTTCCCAGTATCAATAGCTTCTTCAACACCAGGGGGAATTTCTGGGATTTGTTTAGCCAATATAGGAATAATTATAGAGAGTAACTTTGGTAAGGATGCAAGTAAAGCCCCCCCAGCGATAAGCGAAGGGATCTTCTCATTGCTTGCTAAACGTTGGAAAATACTACTTCTTGATTCCCTTCCCAGGTATTCATCTAAAGCTACTTTCTCAGCTGCTGTAATCTTCTCTATGGTAACGTCATTAGGTACTGCAGCAAAAACCATTCACTTAACCCTTTTGAAAGCAGTTCCAATTTTGGCGTTTAAATCTAATAGACTTTTTACTCCCATTGGAACGGCACTTCCCGTATGATCTACTTTATCTATGAATAATCTTCCTATTGCCTTCTGCATTTTACCTAACTCTCTTTTTACCTGGGTTTTAGTTAGTTTCTTTCTTGCCATTATACGATCCTCATGAATGCTGTTTCAATATCGGACGCACCACCACTGTTGTTAGTGATCTTAAATTGTAGTAGCTTTTGTCCTTTTAATCTTTGTAGACCTATAGGGAATATATTCCATACGTCGGCCACTAAAGTTTCGGCGCTATCAGAATATAAATTATCAGTCGCCCTTAATGTGCCTGATAAACCCTTTAACGTAGTAGCGGCATTAACAGGTTTTAAATTAGCAAAACTATTGCTATCAGGCCCCATTACCGCTTCAACTCCATAAGCGCCACCATTAGAAGGCTTTATGGCATATATTACATCATTAAAGCCAGTCATATCTAAAGGCCAAGTACCATCAGGATTAACACTTGGCGCTAAAATAAATGCACCGTTAGCTATTCCTTCCTCTATTCCAAAAGCAATAAAGTCTTTATCACTGCTTTTGGATCCTTTCCAGTCTCCTTTTTCATCCACAAAACCAGTACTGAGGACAGGTTGAACATATTGTGGAACTTCAATAGTTCCGTCCACTGTTGCGGACTCAACCCCTGCCTCTCTTGCAAGAGACCAGGGAGCTAAACCTCTCCTATTGCGAACCATGCTAACCTATTGGAATACTAAGGTGACTGCTGCTTCACAGGTTCCAGTATCTCCAGACATTGCTACTGCAACGCTTACCTGGTTAGATGCGATCACAGGAATGCTAACATCCAGTTTGAACGCTTCAACAGTTTGTCCGTTGGATACAGTTGTACCATCTACACCAGCTCCAGCAAAAACTATGGTTTCCTGTCCACTAGAAAGTCCATCCCCTGAGATCTGACAACTAGCCGTCATCACACCATTACTTGCGCTATCTGTTGCGATGCTTGCAATCATTCCAACTATGGAAGTAGATCCAGCCGGAACTTGTATTGATGCAGTGGTGCTTTGTCCATATAGTCCAGTGATCGCAGTGAAACTATCAGCTGCGGTTACTTGACCTTCCCTCGTACGATAAAATGCCATAATCTAAGCCCTCAGCTTGAGTGGTCCAACGGATCCCAATACTTTAGATCCGCCCATACTGCCAAGAACTAACTTAGCTGCCAGGGTTCCGACTCCGATCTTAATGAAGTCGTTTTTATTTGTTTTGAATGCGGTTGATAATACTTTCAATCCGCCGTTAATATCTCCTTTAATGAAAGACTGGGCTGCTTGTCCTGCGTTGGCCGCATCCAAAAATGCGAGGCCAGCGCCAGTTTCCAAAAGATTTATGCTAAATGACTTGCGCCTTCGTGCGCGTCTGGGTTTTCTTCGTGCTACCATTATTTCTCCTAATGTGGGGCGGCCATCGAGTCGCCCGACTGTTGATTTATCAGGAGCTACTTAAATGGGGTCCGTGGTTACACTCAAAAACTCTATACTACGATCGCAATACACACAATAAAAAGCAGTTGCATTTTTTATTCGGTCCATTATTCTTTTACAGTCTTTACAACGGACGGTTATAAAATCTAAGACCTCTTCCCTAACTTTGTTTTGATAAAAGGTACCTGAGCGAGAATTATTCATCTGCGCCTGGATATTTCGTCTAGCATTCTGCAATGGTCGCAGTCGTAAAACTTTCCACAATGACACTTAGCCCTGGAGGCTTCCCAGTCAGTAACAATGATCACGAAGAACTCATTCCAGGATAAGGGCCTTCGATATGGTTCCTTGTCTGGGGATCTAAGACTCTGGGGTGAAGCCTGGTCATGGATAAATTCCTTGTAGCTTTCTAGTTTGACCATAACTTCAGGGTGAAGCTTGATCATCTTGCGTTTAAACTTAGTCGGCATTATTCCACCTTCACTTTATGAGTCGTTCCACACCCATGTCTGCATAGACCGTTTGATAGCAAACCAATTTTGCCGCATGTCAAACACTCCACATCAAAAAACCGTTCCTCAAGCCAAAGTCTTCTATTATGTCCGAATTGCATAGATACCCAGTGGGGGACACGGTATAAACCACTTAGCTAGATAGAGCTCTAGCTTCTTTTATGTGGTTTTGTAGTAGTACGTAGGCTTATTATTCTTCTTCTTCTTCTTCTTCTTCTTCTTGAGTTTATATACAAAACAGGTTTTTTTCGGATCCTGGTAACGTTACACCCCTAATTTCGCCGCCTAGGAAAAGCTAGGGAGCCTTATCACCCCCCTGAATCCCTACTTTAGCCCTAGTTTATCCCTGGGCTTTGGCTCGCTAACCCCTGGTTCGGGGGTCTTTAGGGGGTCGAATGACCCCAAACCGCCCCTTTTCATCAGGTACTCGGCCACAAACCCCAGGAGTGGGTTGTCCCTGGTTACTGCTTTTATCGTTGCTTGGCCTGTTGACTGGTCTAATTTGGCACTGGCTTTTCCGAGAGAACCAAAAAAAGAAGATTGGAAAGCTTCCAGTTTATCGTGCATCCGATCCTCAATTTCATTTACAATAGGATCCAGGGCCTCAAGTAACATTTCGTCGGATTCTGGACTTCTAATATATTCTATCCAGGCATCCCTGGATAATCCTGCAATAAAATGGGATAAGAAAAAATAAAAGATACTCCAGAAAACGGCAAGTCCTATCAATTCGATGGCTGTAATCTCCATTTATACGCCTTTCAAATAATCCTGATAATCACTATAACTAGCGGCAGGGTCAACATATTTCAAATAACATAACCAGGTAAATTTACCTTTTGTCGTATAACAGAGGCTTGGGATCTCATCCCCATTGGGAGCAGGGGGGCCGATAATGGA